GGCCTACCGCAACAGAGGCAGAGCCTAATATATTAGTACCTAAAGAATCATATCCAATTGCAACGTTTTCACTTGCTGTTGTTGTAGCGTCACCTGCTAAAGTTCCTACAAATACATTTTTATCACCCGTAGTAATCGCAGTACCTGCTTCATCGCCCACGACAACATTATAATTACCACCGCTTGCAATGCTGTTACCTGCGTTGACACCAAAGCGGACGTTAGAGGTTCCTGCGGTTGGGGTGCTGAGTGAGCCGTCAGAGGCTATGCGGAGGCGATAAGCTGAAGCAGTATAATCATAGAAGTCTAACCCACCGGCTGAGTTTGAAGCCATTGTGTAGTTATGGCCGTTAGTTGCTGTGTTGCCCAAGATGATACGACTAGAAGAACCAGAACTTAACTCAATGTTTGAACCATCTCCCGCAGTAGATGAAGACGCATTTACCCGTATGTCGCCACCAACAGTAAGAGTACTCGCCATATCAACAGCACCATCAATGTCCACGACATCAAGGTTAGTTACTCCATCGACATCAATGTTGCCGCTAATGTCGAGGGATGTTGCAGTAACATCTGCAAACGTAGGGCTGTCACCTGTAGCAACACCCTGATTCAACGCCTTGACGGCTACAATAGAAGTCAACTCAGAGTCTAGTAAACCTCCGGCAGTCTGTATTTTTGATGCGGTAGTGACATCTGCGGAGGCTTCTATGCCGTCTAACTTAGTTCCATCTGTAGCAACATCACGCCCATCAAAGGTGCTGTTAGTAGTTATCGCGCCTGTAAAAGCAGCCCCTGCTAATGCTGCTTTAGTTGCAATACTGTTTGTTACGGTGGTTGCAAAGTTAGGGTCATCACCCAAGGAAGCCGCCAGTTCATTTAGCGTATTTAAAGTAGCAGGCGAACTATCGACCAAAGCAGCAACAGCAGTATCTGTGTAGCTTGTGTAGTAAGCACCATGCTGACCGTCTAGCTTGTCTGCATTGAAGTTTGCTAGTACAAAAGTACCGTAAGCTATAATCTCTAAAATCTCATTAACAGCCACACCTGACGCAAGTACTATTGACGTACCGGAACTCGCAGTGAAATCTGTGCCGTTGACTAACTTGATACCTGATAGGTAAACATCTAGGAATCCTGCGTCATAAGCCAATGAATTAGATGATGCATCATTACCACTGAAAGTAGTTTGATTAGCGGTAGCCACAAACTTAAATCGAGCCGCTGTACCGTTGACTGCTGACCCTGCCGATTGCCACCCAGACGATCCATAGACCTTCATTATCTGTGCAGTCGTATCAAAGTACATTGTGCCGATTGCGAGTGTTAAACCATCGTTGTCTTGAGTAGGCGCAGAGGATTTAGCACCTAAGAACCTGTCATCGAAAGCATCATAAGTAGCAGCGGCAGAGGCAGCACTAGAAGCTGCATTTGTCTCACTAGTTGAGGCTGCGGATGCACTATTGACGCTAGTGACTTTCGAGGCTTCACTAGCAGTCGCTGAGTTCGCTGAAGCTGTCGCTGAGTTCGCTGAAGCTGTGGCACTACTAGCACTATTAGTCTCAGCAGTTTCTGCATTTGTCTCAGCAGTTTCCGCAGCAGCTTGGGCTGCAACCGACGCATCTTTAGCAACTACAGAAGAATTTTTAGCAACTACGGATGCATCTTTAGCGACCACACTGGCTGCTCTTGCAGTTTCACTATCGGCTGCTTTAGTTGTAGCTGTAGATGCACTAGCAACACTTGTCACTTTAGAGGCTTCACTGGCAGTAGCACTAGCGGCTGCTTCGGCTGCTTTGGTGGTCGATGTCGCAGTGTTGTTTGATACAGTAGTCTCGCTACTCGCTGCATTTGTAGCAGAAGTAGACGCTGCGTTCTTAGAAACTAAGGCTGCTGCTTGGGCAGTTTCACTTGCCGTTTTTGCTGTCTCAGAAGCAGCTTGTGCGGCAACTGAAGCGACTCTGGATGCTTCGGATGCTGCTGCTGACGCTTGGTTAGCCGCAATGTTAGAGGTCGCAAGTGTTGCGCTCTGTGCTGCTGAAGTAGCCGATATGACAGCAGCAGCGGCACTTGCGGCTGAAGTGTTGACAGAAGATTCTATGGCTGCTTGTTCTGTAGGTGTTGCGCCAGATTGCGCGTAGAAAGAAGTTTTACTAGTCATTTTCAGCCTCTATAGATTGTATGCAGGACGTATAGATTGGAGAGTACCGCTAGTCTCTTCATCATTAGCTTGCTCTTGTATTTCTGTCATGAAACCTAAGTATTTATCAGTAAATACTGGGGATCGCTCGTCAAGGTAATAGTCAGCCGCATACGTTAGTGCGCTGTAGATAATTAAATCTGAGGCCGTTGCCGCAAGAATGCTTTCGTCAGCATCGGCAACCATTGGGGTGAAAGTCGCATAGTAATTTAAAGTTATCTCACCGGAGGCAGGGTGTGGGTAAACCAAGAGTGCGCCCTGCTCTCTAGCGAAATACGCAGGAGTACCAACTTCATTGCCTTGTTTTATAGCGGCCATCTCTGCCATTGGTAAGCGCGTCAACGCAGTGTGGTCATAGTACAGATCTATGGCTTCTAAGAAGTCAGAAGGTAAATTGATACGAGTTGTTTCGCTGAAGAACCCATAGTTAATCTTCTTCTCCATCGATGGGACTCTAAGGCTTCTTTGTATTCTAGTAATCCCTTGCTCTATAAATGTGTTAGCCAAGGAATCGGTTATGTCTGAGCGATTAAGTAAGGCTTTAAAGTGAGTCCGTATCGATCCATAGTTCATAATTGTTTATACCTGTTTTTTCGTGGTTATAAAGGCATTGAGGTCTTGTTGCTTAAGGCGCATTAAGATGGCCTTTGGTGTCTCATTCATCATGTCGAATCCTTCGCGTAGCCACTGCTCATGTACCTGTACTGGTACTGAGGCAACTCGCATAAACTCACCTTCCTTTTGGTTAAGAGAGTTCTCTCGTTGGTATCGGATATCGTCTATAAATGACTGAGGTATGTGCTGTGAATGTTGGATCGTAAAGTTATTCTCATCGTTATCCATCAGCACTCTATTTTGTATATCGTGGAATTTAGTATCTTTTTCAATATTTGACATTAGCTGCTCCTTAAAAAATAAAAAGGGGGTGAAGCCAAAGATAAGTTAAGGAGAGCAAAACCCTTATCTCTAGCAACACCCCCTAGTTTCTAACTAGGACTTATAGAAGCCCTATTGGACTCAAGAAAGTCCAGTGATCATGCCGCTATCTGCAAACTGAGAATGCTTTACAGATACTTCACCTACGACCATGTGCTTATCACTATCACCTGTCTTGGCTAATAGAGTACGAGTAAACGGACGTAGTACAGCTTGCTTAAACATGGATGGATCGATGAGGTAAGCGTTGGTTGCTAGACACTCACGATTTAGAACTACTCGATACGTACCGAATGAAGTTACTAGTACGTCGATTGCGTTCACCAAAGTCTTATTATCAGCTAAGTCACGCTGACGGTTAGAACTAGAGGCGAATCCTGCAATGATAGTAGAATCAGCAGGCTTGATCATTAGTACTGAAGGATCAGAACCGTTGGTGTAGCAAGTCTGACCTAACTCTAGCAATTTGGCTTCGGTAAGGGCATCAGTAGCATTAGAGCCTGCATCTACTGTAGTAGAGATTTGCTGATCAATAGAGGCCATCTTACGAGCCGCTGAAGCTGTACCAACTACTGCTGCTTGTGAGACACCGACCATAGACTTCTCTACGTCGAGCTTAACTTGCTTAAGTACCTTAGCTAAATTGTACGCAGTAGATTTGGCACGCCCGTGGGTTTTCACAGCATCAGAAGTAGCAGATACTTGAAAAGACTCACCGATGATCTGAGTGGTGTTAGAGCGAGTAGTAGGCTGACCAACTGCTGTCATGGAGCTATCTGCCCCTTCCACCAAAGCTGTAGCAGCAGAAGCGCGTAAGCTATCTTCTAACCACTCAAAAGTACGTGAGTGTACCTTTTCGCTTTTGATCATAGATTGAAATGGGGTAGCCGATGGGCTAATGTTTGCAATAGTTGAAGACACATCTTCAGCGACTCCGACCATTGCGTAGGTGACTAATGTAGTCATAAGGTTTATTCCTTGTAGAAAGATTATTTAAAAGGGGGTTATCCAACATCCCAGTTAGCCATCAATGCATCTGCAATGTCATCAATGTCATTACCTCCACTTGGGCTATTCCGTAGGCGATCTTGCGCTGCCCTCTGCTTGCTGACTCTTTGATCAGTTTTAGTAGGCGGTGCTTTCTTGCTTCGGAGTATCTTGGTGGGTGCTTTAGCTTTCTTCGTTTTGGCTACTTGCTTAGACTTGTCAAACATCATTGCCTTGTGTAAAAGCATAATCACATTAGGATCGGTGTATGTATTGACAGCTTCAGCAGGCAAGCCGCTACTTATGGCGTGTTCTCGAATGTCATTGTATAAATCAGTATTCCATTCGGGTAACTTTTCTTTGAGAACTTCAATGCAGGCTTTAGCACTTTCTTGCTGTTGTACGGCTTGTTTCTGCTGTAGTTCACCATAGAAACCATTAGCTTCTTCTTGAAGAAACTTAAGATCGCTTTCTGCCGCTTTTGCTTCAGCACGTAAAGCCGCAAAGTCATCGGGGTTCATTTGCCGCGAGGCAACTAACATATCGACTTCTTCGTATGGCTTATAGCGGTCTTGAGCGCGAGTCAGCATAGCTTGTAATGACGCATCTGCGCGTTGCAGTGCTTCAGTAGCTTCTTTTCTCTGGTTTGCTGTTTCTTGAGACTTTCTAGTGAGGGATGCTTCTTGGCCGTAGAGCCGCTTGAGTTCCTTCAAAGATGCCTGCTTGGTTTCTCCGTCAACTGTGAGTTCGACAATAGTGTCATCGGATAGATTAACTTCTTCTACCTCCTCCTCAGTCTCCTCAGATTCCTCATCTACAGGGTCTTCGCCAGATTCAACGTCTTCTTCGGTTTCTTCATCATCCTCAATTTCACCAGAGTCTTCTACTTGAGTCTCGTCAGTAGTTTCCTCTGTTGCCTCTAGATTACCTTCTATAGATGGCTGATCTTCTTCAGCGTCTTTCCAGTTGTCTAAAATGGCATCTGCCGCCCCATCTAAATCAAGGGCGGTAGTACCTGAGTCAAAAGTGTCTTGCACGTTATCGTTAGACATAGTGCTTACTCCTCTTCAGTTGTTACTTCAGTTTCTGAATTTTTAGCATTGATCTGGTCACGCACTTCTACTTGTTGACGTAGAGTGTTGACGATATCGACTAATGCTCTGTAGTGAGCGTGTGCTTCAGTACGCTTAGATTCTTCATCGTGCGCTGAACCTAAGAACGCCTGAACAGTTACGTCCACCATAGTGTTCATAGTTTTGTTAAAAGCCTCTGTTGCTAATAAGGCTTCTGCGTCTGTTCCTAGTGCTACTAGTTGCTCTTCGTTCATAACTTATGCTCTCCTTAAGGGCATGGGGTTGGTGAATGGGTTATCCATTCGGGCTTGCGATAGCCGTGATCTCATCTGCTTGTTGTGCAAGCACAAGTTCTGCGGTATCTATTACTTTCTTATGGTTAAGTTGAGCTTCTTTGAGATCAACATTGTCAGACTGAATAGCAAAGTTGTTCTCTGCTTTCATCTTCTCTAGCTCCAACTTCATCTGAGCATTCTGTATATCCATCTTGGCTTTCATCTCGCCTAACGCAGTTTGGCGCTCTTGTACTTCTAGCTGTTTCTTCATCATCTCCAACTGAAGCTCTTGAGCAGGATCAGGTTGCTCTGGAGGTAGTTGATCTGGGCTAGTCAAGTACTCAGCAACATTCTTAATACCAGATAGCTCCATTACTTTGGAGATCAACTGAAATTGATTCTGAGGTGTGTACATCTTTTGTAGTGCAGGGTCAGCTTGGAAAGTTTGGTGCATACCAATGTACTTCTGAGCCTCACGATCTTGCTCACCATAGCCAAGCGCGAGTTCGATAGTCACATCTCGTTTTTCAGCCCAATCATTAGGGTTGATCTGCACAAAGTCTCCACCGATCTCGATAATCTTCTCTTGGCTCTCGTTCTCTATGCATAGTTGATACACAGTTTGGTAAAGAGGCTTTAAGAATTGACTCGCAAAGTTACGCGCTATTATCTTCTGGCGCTGTTGTGACATAGTTGCTAACTGCTCAACCATTGCCGCTGAGTTCTGCTTTGAAATCGCATCTTTGTTTAAGCCTTGGCTAAGACTGCTGATACCTGTTGTCTCTTCTTTGTCTTCTTGGAGTGTCGCTAGAAGTTGGAAAGTAAAGGGATTCAAAGGTGCTTGCATCATCGGAGCAATAGCATCAGGACGAGTCACGTTGACTAGCCCACCTACTCTATTGTCGATTAGCTCTTTGGGATTACTTAGACCACCTTTGAGTACGGTGTATCTAGGGTTATTAGTAACCATCGCGTGATCTAGGATAGACCTAGTAAGTACTGTCCTTGCGTTCTGGGTAGCTACTAGCTTGTCAGCAAAGTTGTTACCGTAAAAGGCGTGAGGGATCGGCAGTGGAACAAATGTAATAAATGGTTTTCTATTAACCTTCTCTTTATCGAGAAGCACGTTACCGGCTTTTATTATCTTAAAGAGTTCTGCAACTCCCGATCCCTCACAATCTATTTCCATGTAGACTTCATAGACCATTACTTCTCTTACTTGGTCTTGGTAGCCGTGGGCATTGAAGCCCCTGTCGCTATTGACAGAATCATGTCTGGAAAGCACTTCTAAATCAGTACCCATAGTTACATCAGTATGGTCACCAATCTTATTTATTAGTTTCTCTGAGTAGCCCTCTAAACGTAGTTCAGAGAGAGTCTTCTTTGTCCTATGGGCGCAGAACAAGGCGCTCTCAACAGACTTAGGCTGTGACTCAATTAAGAACTCTTCAGGAGCAATGTTCTCAATGATTACTTGGCTTGTGTCTCTAGTAACTAGAATTTCACCGGAAAGTAGACCTAACTCATCTTCTTCATACTCTCCAAGCTCTACATCGTCTTGGGACAAGATTACATCTAGCTCATTCTCAGTGATATTCTCAAAGTACTCAGGGGTAGTCTCAGACTGCTCTTGCCAGAAGACTTTAGCGATTCCTGCCCTTGCAATTAAGCCGTCATGGATAACTGAGGACATGATCGAGTACAGATCGTTTTGGCGGTGAGCTACATAGTCTGTGTACTCAGAGCATACAGAAGCCATCTTTACATCTTCTGCACCTTGCGGTGAGAAGTGGACAATCTTGTTGCCACTAGAGAATGTCTCTAGCAAAGCTGCTTTCATCGACTCGACTGCGTCATACACATCTAGAGATACATACTTGGAGTTACCATCGTGAATTGGCTTTGGCTTTGCGCCAGTGTAATACTCCATTACATTGGATCGCTCACGGCTGAGTTCGCTATCGTGGTATCCGACAGATCGTCCAACATTGTCATCTACTAGAGCGACTATCTCTGTGTCAGAGAGTTTCTTGTAGTCTTTTTTCTTTGCCATAATTAAACCATCTCAATATAGAATGAGTCTGTGGATTCAACTGGAGTCCAAGCACCAGTGTGTACATGATTTGCCAACGCTAATGCCATGACACAATCGTCATAACACCCTGCTTCTGCCTGCATTGCGCCACTTTCTGTGACGATATAGGTAAGCATTTCGCGTAAAGTCACCTTACAATTAAGCTCCAACGTCTCCTCGCGCATGGCGGCTCTGAGTTGGTCGATAATCAAGGGTTTTGTTTTAGAAGTTGTAGTGAAACCTAGCTTTGTTGTCTCACGGTCTGTGAGCTTGTCCATCTGAGTTTCAGTGTAGAAGTTAGGGTAAGCCATATCCTTACCTAACCTAGTACAGGTCAGGATGCCGTGAGAGTTGTTCTCTACACAGATATAGGCTTCGTTGTAGTACTCACCCAAGGCATACAGTATCTCTGCATAATAATCAGGGTGTACATGGCCTCGCCAAGTGGCTACTTGTCGTTTCTTGGAGTCCAAGACCTGTGCTACAGAATAGTCACCGCCTCTAACGCCCATAGCGACATCAGCACCGATAACGTACTGTTCGCCCTCTACGTGTTTACGGTAAGTACTTAATTCACCACGCGCATTGTTAGCCCACTCTCCACCCTCCAGAGCTAGTCGCTCTTTTAGGTCTATAGTTTTATCTAAGGACTTCACAATTTGATCAGGGTTAAATACAGGCCGTCCAGTAGTCAAAAAGGCTTCATCTGGCTCACTGGGGTACTCTTGTCTAAAGAGGTCAAGGCCGTTCTGGGCAATCTTCCTGCGCCTAAACATTAGCTGCCCATCATCTAGATCATAGAGGTCAACTAAGTCTTCTTCGTCAGGAGTCCTTTCAAAGTTCTCAGGGACTGTTTCACGATACTCAATATCAGTAAACCAAGGTATAAACACAGGAACATAGCCGTTACTACCATCGACAGCACCGCGCCAAAGATCAGCAAAAATACCTGTAGCACCATTAGCGGTAGACTCCACGAAAATCGCAGTGCCAGAATGATTAGGTACGGCCTGAGTAAGACCATTCCAATTATCCAATGCAGTGCTTTTCTGCCAAAAGGCCAACTCTGAAGCATGTACATGAGTGAGCGTTTCGCCTCGTCCGATAGAATCACCGCCTGCTGTCGCAACCACATAACTGCTATCAAGGACATCAAAGTTCATCTCCCTTCGAGAGCTATATTTAGTGTGTGGCTTTAAGATATCAGGACAATGCTCATGGAATCTCTTAGTCATATCAAACAGAGCGCGAGTAGAGTCAGCATGGTGTGTGATTACCATTGCCTTACAGGCTTGCTTCTGGCTCACAGAGTAATACAGGTAGCCGCCAGTGTAGGTAGACAAACCTTGCTGTCTTGCCTTCAGAATAATGACTCTGACTTTACCTTCGGTGGCTATCTGGTTTTTTACTGCGGTGTCTAGAATTTTCTGTGCTGAATTTAACTTTAGAGGGGATATCTTGCCTGCTTTTGTCCGTATCTTTAGTGCGGCATTAGAGTAAAAGCTGAAATCAATCAGCAGCCTCTTGCGTATCTGTGCTAGTTTCTTGTGCATCGGGTTGCTCATCCTCTTGCAATAGTGAAGCAAGGAAATCTTCTGCTCTAGAAATAGAGACATCAGACTTACTTACTGGCTTTGACTTGGTGAAGTCCAGTACTAGACGAGCCGCTGCTAGTCGCTCTCTAGTCTCGCCTACAAGGCGCATGACTTCGACAGCCGTAGTTAGGGCTTCTTTTTGGTACTCGTCTTCAATGTTGTATTTGTCACTCATAATCTCTACTACCTTTTTTGCTTCTTGTTTAGCTTTCTGACGCAGGGGTTCAATCGTTTCTTTACGATAGCCGTCAGGTACTCCCTTCGGCCTGCCTGCGTTTTTGCGCGGTTTTGTTGACCACTCTTTTCTTAGCGCCCTTCCCTCTGGTGTTGACATCAGGGTCGAGAAGTAATTGTTTTTCTTTTTTACTTCCGACTTCTTTGGGTACTTTAGGTCTTTGGGTGGGGCTTTCGGCCTCTTCTTTCTTTCCTTTTCCATCTATGTGATCCTCAAGGATTGATTGAACTAGCTTCCGTGTGACCACACTTGAGTTACAGTACAACTCAGGGGGCAACTCATAGTGCATCTCTTTTAATACATCAATGCGCTGTGAGGAGGACAGAAGTTTGCTAGTTTTCACTTCTTGTATTGCTATTAGGTATGGTACTAAGTCCATCACTTTAGTATTGCTCACATAACTCTCCTTATGTGGTTGTTTAGACAGATAGAATCCCTTGACCTTCAGGCAAAGGCTGAATAGGAGGCTGTTGTTTCTCCTCCTCTTCTCTTTCTTTTGCCGCCATGCCTGCCATCACAATAGCCAATATCGCTGCCATTGGGTTTGCATGGAAACTAACAGGGAAAGCCTTGCTTTGAGTTTGGAAGTACTGCTGTATTAGTCTAGAAGTTTCAGGTGCTACTTCTTTCATCAGTTTAGGGTTAGCTAAGTACACCCATACTGGGTCTACAGCTACTTCGGCAGCATCGGTAATGTAGCTAAGATGGCTCTTTCCTTTTTTACTTAGGCCATTTTTATAGTTGTTCATCGCAATTCTTTGCTCTGGTGTAAGTGCGCTACCACTCAAGTCATTGCCAGTGTTTTTTAATACCTTGTCAAAGAAGCGCCTCTGGTAAGAGAAAGACCTTGCGTAGTCACTTCCCACGGCAGGGTTTCCTGCAAAAGAGACTAGAAGTTGGTTCTGTATGTAATTAATCTCTTTTAGTATCTCTTTTTGCTGTTCGGTAGCGCCCTTAGACTGAGCATCTTTAATAGAATCATTTAAAACATCTCTAAAACTACCTTCGAGAATAGGCTTTCTCACTTTACTATCGGGGTGTGCAGAAAGTTTCTTCATCCACTGGGGTTTTTCAGTAAAACCATAGGCATTACTCGTCCCCTCAATAGTATGGGAAATTTCATGGGCTAAAAAAATCAATACCTCTAAATCAGCCTGATCTTTTGTATCCTTTACTCCAATTTTAGCGCGTTTGGTAACATCATGGGGTTGTGCGTTAAACCCCATAAGAGTCTTACCGTTGACACCGTAGTAGCCAACAGATTTCCTGTACCTATCAAAGGCGGCTTGGCTTCTAGATATATTGATAGACAAGTTAAGTGCTTTACCCAACGCAAGAAAATCATCAACATTAGAAATTCCGTTCTCCCACACAGAACCTTTGTTACCGATATCAAATACTTTGATAATCGATTCGGCAGTTGGTAGCAGAGCCTTTACTTCAGGCGCAGTGGGAGCATTAATTGGTGGCGGTAGTTGCTCTGATTGAGGCTCTGGTTGAACTACAGGAGGCTCTGGTTGAGGTTGAGGCTCTGGTTGAACTACAGGAGGCTGTGGCTCTGGCTGTATCGGCTGGCCATCCACGCCTACGATTGGAGAACCAGAAGGAGGAGTCGCAGGAGGAGGAGTTGTTTCTCCACCGCCCTTACGTGCTTCCTGTTGCTGAATAACTCTATCTTTATAAGCTGTAACATACTTAGCAATAGCGGATTGAGGTATCTGCTGAACTTGTAAGACTTTCTCTATAGCAACCATAGCGTCTACAGGGTTCTTACCTAAGTCGTAGAGCATCTTGTCTAGTGCCTTACTAATTTGTTCGCGCTCTCTAGTGTTCAAAGACCCATCAGCCTCTAAATCTTCTTTAAGCTGATTTACGATGGCGTTGTTATCTAGTTTGCCTTGCTCTTTAGGAGTCATAGGCCGACCAGAAGCACCACCTACAGCAATAGCTGTGGCTAGGCCGCGTGGGTCTTCTATGGGTCTGACTCTGCGCTTGGCTACTTCAGGATTGTTGTTTGCTAAGAGGTTAATGTAGTTCACAGCGAATCCAGATACCTTCTCGCCATACTTCATGCTTTCTACTAGCGTCTCTAAGTCTTTACGGACTGAAGGATCAAGTTGAGGATTTTGCAATGCTTCAGCTATTGTTGCTTCAAGTCCTGCTCTATCCATACCAGTGAATCTTTGGTAGATATCTTCTGGACTATTGTCTACTGGGGGCGCACCTTCGGTATATAAGAAGAACCTCTTGGCTCGTCTAGCTTGAGTTTCTTCTTCAGATTTTGCTTTGGCTTTTTCATTAGCGGCTTTAGCTTTTGCTAAGTTTTTATCTCTCTCGCCCAAGCCTGTTACTACGCCTAATCCTTGATTGTCTTTGTTCTGTTTGATGTAACGCTGTACTTTTGAGCGCCTACCTGTAATGCCATCAATCATCCTACCGCCTGCTACTAAGCCTACAGCCATAGGTATAGTTGCGCCTGCTGTAGAGCCTGCAAGGCCACCAAAAGTAGCGGCTCTTAACGCATTAGTCAGTGCGGCTTGTCCACTGTAGTTATTACCTTGGGGTAAAGGACTAGCGTTGTCAGTAAACTTAGACACACCGCCTTTCATGCCTGCATTCCAAGTTTTGGTTTGTTCTTGGCTTTCTTTGACTGCGTTAATTAACCTTTTACCATCGGCAGTACCACCGACCATAGACTTGAGTAGATCAAAATCACTATTTCCTATGACAGACTTAGTTTTATTCCTTGCTTGCTGAAGAAGTTTTTTTACTCTTACTCTGTCTGCTTTTTGTTGGGACGTAAGTGACTTGTCGTTTACATTCAGATATGCACTTAGGTCACTCTCTAGGTTGGTTATGTCTGAAGCGATATTAGCGTGAGCTAAGTCCATCAATGCTCTTACACCAGTACCAGAAGTTGTGTCTAAATCTTTAAGATTAAATGCTTCACCATCAGCGTTACCTTCTCTAGCCAAAGCATCGAGGCGCTGTGCAAATGTAGCTTGTGCTGACCTGTCACTGAGGTTGGCAGGAGTACCACGAACAAGACTTGCCCCACCTGTTACTGTTTGTACTACGCCTGCATTAGTAGAGCCTAGTGCAAAGGCATCA